GCCCTTGTCGCGGTTCATTCTTCAATGATAGGCAAGGAAAGTTGTTTCAGGTTTCCGGCAATCAGTTGATCACAGTTGACAGTGCGAGCGGTTATTCGACTGTTGGAACTATCAACGGTGCAGGTCAATGCTCGATGCCGTATAGCTTTCAATCACAATTGATTGTGTCAGGTGGTAACGTATACCGCTATGCAGGCGGCACGCTAACACAGCTAACAGACCCTGACTTTGGCCGTCCAATTGATGGCGATTGGATTGGCGGTTACTACTTTTTTACTGATGGCGAGTACCTGTACCACACTTTGCTAGCAGACGAGACTCAAGTTGCACCAACTGACTACGCAGTCGCGGAGATTATGCCGGATAAGTCGCTTGGCAATATGCGCACACCTGATGACTTGATGATGGTGTTTGGTAGATACTCAACTGAGTTCTTTCAGAATGACGGCTCAACAAACTTTGCATTTTCTCGCATTGCGCAGAAGTCGCTTGAGATTGGTATATGCGGCACTCACTGCAAAACTCGCGTTGCTGGCGGCGTGTTTATTCTTGGCTCCCGCAGATACGAATCGCCAGCCATATACGCAATTGGCGCGGGCGATGCTCAGCTGCTATCGACGCCAACTATCAATGAGCACCTGCAGTCACTAACCGACTCCGAGTTATCGACAGCAGTTTTAGAGTCTCGCAGCGATGGCGATATGCAGCTGCTGATTGTCAGGCTGCCTAGCAAAACTTACGCATTAAATTTATCGGCGGCCCAATCAATCGGCGCAGCTAACGCTTGGTTTGAAATATCAACAGGAGTTAATGGTGGCGCATGGGTTGCCTGCAATGGCGCTTATCATCCACTGCTAGCCAAGTGGGTTTACGGCTCAACAACTGACGGCGCTGTATATGCGCTTGATTACACATCTGCCGCGCAAGATGGTGAGTACGCAGAATGCGAGTTTCAAACTCCGTTGGTTTACGCTCCGGCCGTTCGTGTTGGTTTAATTGAGCTTAATACAATTACTGGCTTTGAGTCGTCAAATACTAACGTATTTATCTCAGTGTCGGATGATGGCGTTACAGATTCATCTGAATACGTGCAGCTATATGGCGAGGCAGGCAATTACAATACTCGCTTTGTGGCTTTCGGCTTTGGCTACTTTAATCAGCAATTTTCGATTAAATGCCGAGCGCTGACAAAAGACCGCGTTAACTTTTCAGGATTGAAGGTGCGCTATGGTTAATAAGCTGAGAAATTATGTTTTTACTGAGGCTGAATTGCAGCGGGTTCTTGGCGGCAAGTTTCCAGATCAATTCATCAAGGATTACATTGCAGGCAAAACCAACTCGGAAACGCTACTGGCTGCCATTGATAAAAACACGATTGACATTGCCGACATCAAACTACAGCTAACCGTTATTGACGGCAAAATCACTGTGATTAATGGCCAGATTGTAACGCTGCAATCCGACTTGGCGATAGTAGCTGATGACCTAGCAGATCACATCGCTGACTCAACAACTCACGGCGCAGCTGGTGACATTGTTGGCAACCTTAACTATGCAGCACCTACTGTTGGCGGGGTTGTGTGGCTAGCTAGTGCAGTAGCAGATGCAGCGCCAGTTGCAACGACTCCACCGGCAGCTGTTGCTTTAGCTGGTGCGGCATACTCGCAGCCATACGCGCAGAGCCAGACCGACGCAATTAACGCGCTACGGCAAAACGTCATTGACTTGGTTGCCGCCAACAATGCACTGGCGCTCAGCATAAACCTAATGCTCGCATCTGAGCGCACAGCCAAGCAGCGTGCAACATGATTAGGCAGGCAACGCTTGATGATGTTGTCGAATACCTCAGTGAGCGAGGGCTTGCAGTGCCTGACGCCATTAGCTGCCACGCCATGGTCATTGATGATTCTTTGCTAGTAGCATACGACGCTGTTGACGAGTCATCTTGTGAGGTGCATATATGCGCAAAACGAAAAGCAGTAAGGCACGTAAAAAAATTAATAGAAGCCGCAGAACACTTTTTGCTGTTTCAGGGCTTTGATCGACTTTACACATCAATCGAACCAAAATACACCACATCAATCAAGCTAGCTGAGCGCATAGGATTTAAGCGGCTTGGGTGCTACAATGATCACATCATTTTCGGTAAGGAGTTATAAATGTCAGCAGGTAACTTTTTCGCGGGCAATCGCGACGCAAAAAAAGCGGCTGAGGCGCAGACTTACGCGGCAGACCAGTCTACAGCGTTAGGGCGCGAGCAGCTTGATTACATCAAATCAATCATGGCTCCATATCAGCAGGCAGGCCAAGCAGCTCTGCCAGCGTTAGGCGCTTACGTCAACCAATCGCCAGAAAGTTTCAACTTCGACTATCAAAGCTATTTTAAATCGCCAGAATTCGCAGCATTGTCAGGGCAGCAAAACGAGCAAGCGCTTCGAATGGGTTCAGCAACAGGCGGATTTAGAGGCGGCGACACTCAAGCGGCTTTGGCTACCATTGCACCGCAGCTAGCACAGCAGGCGCGGCAAAATGCGCAAAACGAATTTAGTCTTAACCAAGGTGCGCAGACTAACCGCTATAACCAGCTAATGGGCTTGGCTGGCCTAGGCACTGGCGCTGCAAATCAAGTGGGCAATGCTGCGCAAAACTTCGGGCAACAGGCGGGTAGTAATGCTATTTTTGCTGGCCAAGCTAACGCCAACAAGTATCAGCAGTACAAAGCAAACCGAGAAGGGATGCTGTCTGATGTAATGACTGTTTTTAGCGGAGGGTTCTAATGGCTGGTTTACTGCCTCAGGTTATTCAAAACTTGCAAGGCTTGCAGGGTTTGCAAGCAAACAAAACACAAATGCAGGACTATGAAGCTAAAAAAGCTGATATGTCAGAAGCATCAAACGCGCTGCGCGATTACTACAAAACAGGCAATCAAGAGTCTCTAATTAACGCGACTATGAAAAGCCCACAGCTAGCTAGTCAAGTGCTAACTGCATCTGGTCTTGATGATCAACGCAAGCAGCAACTAGCTGCTGCTGATATGGCTCAGCTATGGCAAGTTAAAGATGATCCACAAGCGTTTGAGTCAGTAATTGCCAAACGAATTGATTCAATCATGCAGCGTGGCGGCAATGCTGCTGATACTATTAAACTTGGTCAAATGTACCGAGAGGATCCAGAGCAAGCTAAGCAAATTATGCGCAGTGTTGGCGCCGGCTTGGAGGCGCAGGGGTTTAAGACTGGGATTTTCTCAGGCCAAACTGAGCCAATGACGGCTTTTCAGCAGGCGTCAACTGACCTACGCAAGCAAGAGTTAGACTTCAATAAAAAGCAAAAGCAATTGGATTTACAGCTTAAGGTTTTAGAATCTCAAATGAAAAAAGAGGATAACGAACTTAAGCGTCAAGATTTGCAACTGAAGATTGAAGATCAAAAGCAGAAGATTGCAGACGCAGCAAAACAACGTGAAACAGTGTCAAATGAAAAAGTAGCAGGATTAGAATCTGCAAGGTCAAACCTAGATAACATGCTTAACACTTTATCTAGAGTCGAAAGCACAAAACTAGGCACTATCGAAAGCGCAACTGGACCGATTGATCAGATGCTGCCAACACTTAGTCAAGATACGGCAGATTTTGAAGAATTGGTTGCAACACTTGGCAGTCAAGCATTCTTATCTCAAATTCCATTAATTAAAGGTATGGGCCAATTATCAAACACAGAAGGCGAAAAGCTGCAAGCGGCATTGCAAAACTTTAGCTTGCGCCAATCGCCTGAGCGACTGAAAGAAAACTTGGCAGAAGCTCGCCGACTGCTAACTAAGGCGAGAGCAAACATCGCTAAGCAATATGGCGCACAAGAGACTAAGCCAGATACGCCAGCAGCAACAGGCGGCAGCAACGTAGTCGATTGGGGGAGCATGTAATGGATGTTAGACTACCAAACGGCACGATAATTAAAAACGTGCCAGAAGGCACAAGCAAAGAAGCGGTAATGCAAAAAGCCATTTCTGCTGGATTGGCAAAGCCTGAAGATTTTGGACAGCAAGCGGCTCCGGCAGTTGATGGGTCAGGAATGCCGCAGCTTTCTATTGGGGAGAATCCTGCAACAACTGGCGCACAACCAAAGCCTGAAACCAACTTAATTCAAGACGTTGTGGGCTTAGCTGAAACAATTGGCACGATTGGCACTGGCGCAACTACTGGCGCACTTGGATTCATTCAAGGCGCTGGCACTGGCATAGCTGACGCAATTGCATCTGGCGAAATCGGTACGCAGCAAAGTGCGCAGAAAGTGGCTGAGACTGCGCAAAGATACGCTGAGCGCGGCACATACGCACCAAGAACACAAGCAGGCCAAGAGATTGCAGGCGCAGTTGGTGAGGCTGCTGCAATGCTACCGCCTACACTGGCGGCATTCAGCCCGACGCAATTAGCAGGCGCGAGCCAATCATTCAAAAATGCAATGCAAGTAGCGCCGACAGCTATAGTTGATTCAGCACAAACAGCAAAGCAGACAATGCAAAGCGCAATGCCTCAATCTTCTGTACGCTCTATGGGTGCTGCTGAAGTTGATGGCGGTTTAGAGGCTCAACGCAGAGCAAGGGCTGCCAATCAGCCAGTGCCAATGCAACTATCAAAGGGGCAGGCAACGCAAGACTTAGCGCAGCAACAATTTGAACGCGAGACAGCAAAGAGGCCAGAAGAGGGCGCCCCAATCAGGGAGTTTATGAATGACCAGCTTAGTCGCGCTGCGCAAAATTTCGATGCTTATCTTGATGATATTGGCACTCAATTGCCTGACACCGCTTTCAGATTGCAAACCGGTCAAAAAATTGACGAAGCACTACGCAAAAGAGCTGCCACTGATAAAGTTAAAATCAGAGTTGCATACAAAGAAGCTGAAAAAGCAGGAGAAACTAACGATCCGGTTTCTTTGCAGTCTGTTGCTCAATATCTTAATGACAACAGAGCTGAGGCTGGGCTAGCTCCAATCATGCAGGCGGTAGCAAAGCAGATAGAAGTTCAGGGGGTTGGCAAAGGCTCGCTGATGGATGGCACTTTGCAAATTGGCGAAATGACTTTAAATGACGCTGAACGGTTAAGGAAGTCTGTTAATAAATTTTCAAGCGGAGCTGATGCGAATAACTTGCGCGTTGCATCTGAGATTAAGCAATTAATCGACCAGTCAACGGAAGGTGCTGGCGGGCAAAAATACCAAGCGGCCAGAAAGCTAAGAAAACAGTATGCAGACAATTACGAGCGCACAGAAATAATCAAGAATATTCTTGGAAGCAAGCGAGGCTCAAATGATAGAAAGATCGCGCTTGAGGATATAGTTGACAGATCAGTAATGAATGGCTCTGTTGAAGATTTATCAAACGTGCGTAGATTATTGCAGACTCAAGGGCAGGAAGGAATGGCGGCTTGGCGAGAGCTTCAGGCTGCCACAATCAGAAGTATTAGAGATGAAGCGATGTCAAATGTAGGACAGCTTCCTGATGGCACTCAATTGATCAGTCCAGCAAAGTTAAATAAGGCTGTGATTAGACTTAATGAAAATGGCAAGTTGGAAAAGATTTTTGGCAAGAAAGGTGCCGAGAAAATCAAAGATTTAAACGCTAGTGTGAAAGATGCTTTTGTAGCTCAGCCTGGCTCAGTCAATAACTCGAACACATCAACTGCTGCACTGGCGGCTTTGGATATGATGATTTCTGCTGGCGCAATGGTTCCAACTCCGATATTCTCTAGTCTAAAGTATGGCAAAAACGCTCTTCAGAAAAGAGCAATCGAAAAACGAGTACAGGAAGCACTAAAATGAGTATATGGCTTTGTTGGTTGTGTCTAGCATGGTTCTGGTATGTCATAGACTTTTTTAAACTGAGAAAGCCGCAAAAATAGCGGCTTTTTTCATTGCTGAAATGGCGCTATACTGTACAAAATTAATTTAGGACAAAGCCATGAGCTACCAAGTTATAAATCCATTTATTCAGTTTGTTGATCCGACTAACGGCAATCCTCTTTCGGCGGGTTCTATTTATTTTGGCCGACAAGACTCAGACCCAAAAAACCAGCCTGCCAACCGCATTAACGTATACGCCGTGCAGGATAACGGCAGCGAAGTTTTGCTTGCTCAGCCAATCACATTAAACGGCGCAGGTCAGCCGCAATACAGCGGAAGCGTTAAGCAAATTAAGATTGAGCTTTATGCAGGAGAGCCTGCATATTCTATTCAGCTTTTTAATAAAAGCGGATCGCAAAAAGGATATTCACCACGCGTTAGCGGCTTAATAGATGTTGCAAGTCTTGCTAGCCAAGCATCAACAGTATCAATAGCGGGCGTACTGGCTGGTCATGTTGGCCAGGTTGCAAACTCTTACGTGACACCAGAGCAGTTTGGCGCTGTTGGTGATATGGTTGCTGATGATTCGACAGCTATCGAAAATTGGCTAGCATCTAACAAGCCTTTGGCCCTTATCAGGCTTGCCACCTACAGATTGACGCGCGAAATAAACATGCCTGCTAATCCAATAATTATTGTTGGCCTTGGCAGGCTACCTGTTTATGCGTATGAGCTTCCAATTTTTAACGATGTTCAAAAGCTGCCAACATTTTATATTGATCACAATGGCTCGGATGCGTTTAGATTTAGGCAAAATAGCTCTGCTCGAGGCTCATATTTTTTTGGCTTTAACGTCATCAGAAAGCCAGGCTCTACTTGCATTAGGGCGTTTGGCTTTGACGTATCTGGCGTTGTGACTAGCGGACCGCTATACGGTTATGACTGCACATTTGAGCGCATCGGAGTTTTTGACTTTACATCTGCTTTTGATATGTACATTGGCACTACATCAATAGAGCCAACAATGGCAGATATCACAATCAAAGACAGTGTGATTAACCGAAACGGATGGATTTGTCGAAATTTAAACGGCACAGCTTGGAATATGTTTAGGTTTATCGACAACAAAGCTGGGCAGCAAATAAATGGCGGGCTTGATATATCTGCGCATTCTGTCATTGAAAGCGGGAACCTACTTGAGGGTATGCCAAATCCGGTAAAAATCACAGGGGGTTATGAAGGGGCAAACCTAGGCGGGAGTTATTTTGAAGCTAACACAGGTTTAGCGCTTTACAATATCCAGTCTCTGCGCGGCCCTTACAGTATTGATCCATGCACTATTTTAGCCGCATCATCTGTTAGCACGTATGTTTTATGCGGCAACAGCAGCGAAACATATTCGCCATACCAAGTAGTCGGAGAGCCATGCTACAACGCAACTTTTCCAAACTTAGACGGCATCGTGAATAGCATTCCTGAAATTAACACAGCGTCAATTGGCCTGAGTTACTGCTCTAAAATGGAAAGTAGATTTACAACAGTTCCGCCAAGCGTTAAAACAAGTGCAATATATAGGGCTTCCGTAGGTGTTGAGCGCGGAACATCGCCAATGGACGGAAAGGCAATGGTAACGGAGTCTTTCGTTACGTCTGGATCTCCAGCGGCTAGGACCGTGCCAATTATCGCAGCGGCAAATGACTATGTTGTGTTGACGATGATGATTAAGCACACTGGAGCGCCAGCGGCTGCAAGCTATTTTACAGTTGATGTAAACGGTACAAATGCGGCGGGTAGTCGTGATTACAGCTTTGGTGATGAAGATTTACACATTAAAAAGGGCGATTGGAAATTGTTTACAGTGGCCGTTAGGCCATCTGTTGCAGTCACATCAATTGTTCTTCGCATTTATCCTTACGGAGCGCCTAGCGTAGCTGGCATAAATGTAGAGTTTAGCGGCATAACTGCCTATTCCTGTTCGTCAGTTAATAGCGTGCGGCCTTATGTGAATAGTCTTGCTCTAAACTCAGTAACTTCAACTCCAGCTACGGGAACTTGGGCGATTGGTGACATACTGACAAACGCAACGCCTGCGGCTGGCGGTCAGTCTACTTTCTGTTTTACATCTTCGGGGTGGGTTTATGGCTAAGTTTATTCTTGGAGATAGATCAACAAAAAACCTTGTCGGCGTTCATCCTGACCTTGTGCGCGTTGTGAAACGCGCATTGGAGTTATCGCCTGTTGACTTCACTGTCATTGAAGGGCTGCGCACCAAAGAGCGGCAGGCTGAGTTATACGCGCAAGGTCGAGACAAGCCAGGCAAAATAGTTACAAAATCACTGACTAGCAACCACTTTGTAAACGAGCGCACAGGCTTTGGTCATGCTGTAGATATTGCGCCGATTCCCGTTGACTGGAATAATCCAAAGCCATTCGGATTGGTTGCTGAGGCAATGAAAAAGGCGGCTGCTGAGCTTGGTGTTAAGGTTACTTGGGGCGGTGACTGGAAGACGTTTAACGACTTGCCGCATTATCAAATCGAGGTGAAACAATGAGCCTAATCGACAAAATAACCGATTTCGTGGGCGGCGGATTATTCAAAGAAGCCAAGGAATTGATCAAGGACTACTGGCCACCAGATTTGTCGCCTGAGAAGCGAGCAGAGCTTGAAATGCGGCTGACCGAGGCTGAGCATGAGAAAGAAATAAAACTCGCTGAATTGACGCAGGCGCAACTACAGACAGAAGCAGACGACAAGAAAAACGCAAGGGCTGAACATAAGTTATCACTCATGCCTGCAATGCTTTCTCTGCTGTTAACCTGCTTTATTGCTGGCATTGTTTTCCTGCTGTTTTACGTCGAAATGCCCGAGGGTAGCAAAGAGGTTCTTTTTATGCTGCTTGGTATCGTGGTTAAAGAGTGGGGCGGCGCTATGCAGTATTGGTTCGGGACTACTCGCGGCAGTGAAGAAAAAACGAGGTTGCTGAATAAATGAACCGAGCATACAACTTGCTAATATCAATCGACCAGTTTTTTGCTGTGCTTTTATTCGGCACGCATCCAGACCAAACTATATCCGGTTATGTCGGATATAAAGCGCTGACGACAACTAAAAAACGGTATAAACTTTATCAATGGTTTATCAATGCACTTTTTCGACCTTGGCAGAAAAACCACTGTTATGAGTCGATAGAATGGGATCGCATCAATGAGCGCAAATAACATTGCAGAGACAAGCACGAGCACTGGCACTGGCAACTTTACGCTGGCTGGCGCATGGTCGCAATCTGGCACTTTCAACACTGGTAACGTGACATTCAACGGCTACTACGGCACAAATCACGTATTCCCCTACATGATTCGTGACACTTCCGGCAATTGGGAAAGCGGCGAGGGCTATCTAAGTGCATCAACAACGCTTGTGCGCTCAAACGTATTTAACAACTCGCTAGGCACTACTGCAAAAATAAACTTTGCTGCTGGCGATAAGGTTGTTTTTGTGCCAACTGACGCCAGAGCATTCGGCGGCAGAATGCTTAACCAAGTCAACTACTCGCTAACTGGTCAATCAGTCGGCACTCGCGGCGAGATAACGCTAACGGCTAACCGCATGTATGTTATCCCTACATTGATAACAGCACCAGTAAAGCTGTCTGCAATCGCCTATACAGTGACACTAGGCGCAGCCACATCAACGGCTCGCATTGGCATATACAACCTAACCAAGCAGCCTGACGGCGGCAACAATTATGACTCTACGTTTAGCTTGTTGGTTGACCTAGGCACAATTGACGTTACCACTGCCGGAGTTAAATCAATCAGCACCACGATTAAACTTGGCCAAGGCGTTTATGGGTTTGCAATTATCAGCAATGGCGCACCTAAAATAATGTCAGGCAATACCAATTTGCTCGAGCTCGGACTGTCGCCAAACACTTACCAGTCTAACCCACTGTCGCATTGGTATAATGATGCTGCCGGTCAGCACACAGCACTGCCAGCAACTACCAATGGCGCAATGGCCGCGATAATGAACGCAGGCGCACCGCAGCCGATGATCAAGGGAGGCATTCAATGATTAATTTCCAAGATAAAGGCTTTGGCTTGTTTTTGCATCTTGAGTCGAAAGGCGTATTTCTCGAGCAGCTAGATGGTAAGTGGACTGCAAGCGCACCTGACGAGTTAGTCAATCGGCTGATTGATGAATATAACCCTTGGGCGACTGAGAAAGCCAAGAAGATTGCAGAAGCTACGGAATGGTTTGAGTCAGCAGTGTCTCAGCTAACCGATGGAACTACGCAAACAGAGCGAGACTCATGGTCAGTGCAGGTTAACGAGGCTTACGGTGTGCGCCCAATCTCAATGCTATCAGCAATGGCAGAGGCTCGCGGCATTGATGTCAATACGCTAATCGAGAAGGTTAAGCGGAAAGCTGAGTTATTTGCTGCTTACTATGGCTCGATTCAGGGCAAGAGGGACGCCATAGAGGACCGGATTAAGGCTTTCCCTGTAGATGGCGATTATCACCGCCTAGCCGAACTGTGGGCGCTTAAATGTACGGGCTAGCGCATAACGGTCTAATGCAGCTTGGCGGGGTGGCTAGATTTGATGCTGCTCCGCCATCGACTGTGACAGTAACTGTAAATGGATCGCTTCCTAGGTTAACTGCATCGATAGCGCTAAATCAGTCAAGCGCTGCAAATCAAGTTGCTGTAAGTGGTGCACTACCAAGGCTCACTGGATCAATTGCGCTGCAATCACAAGCGCCAATTTGTGCAGTTTCGGTAAATGGCCAATTTCCAAGACTTGCGTCAGTAATATCGCTAGCCAGCATTGCTCCGGCAAATCAAGTTGCAATTAGCGGATTACTACCAAGATTGACTGGCGCAGTATCGCTAGTGTCAAATAATCCACCGATAGCAGCAACTGTCAACGGTATTCTACCTAGGTTTGCCGCTTCAATCGCGCTGAATATACCTGGCGTTTATCCAGATGCTGACGCAAGCGATTTTACTGTGTCAGCTACAATTGCCGCATACAGCGCATACAGCTCGCGCATATCGCAGCCGACCAGTTATAGTGCTATCATAGTGTCAGATTTTAAATTTAGCGGGAGGCTTAATTAATGCCTTATCAATACAGGTATCAAGTGATCAACTTGCCAGTTAATGACTCTAGCGGCAATCCAATTGATGCTGCTGATTTAACGGCTGCCGAGTATGCAATTTTCGACTGCGATAACGTCAAACGCATAGATAAAACTATTGCCAATGGCGGGTTAACTGTCGCTGTGCTTGATGGGGTCAACATTTTGACATGAGAGCTGACTGCGGAAGAAACTAAGCATCTTTGCGGGCAAGTTAGTCAAGAGTTTAAAGTTGCGACAACTGGCAATGAATTCCTAGGCGTTGTTTTGTCATCGCCAAAAATCAATTTTATTAAGACAAGGATTTAAATTATGGCTATAACATTGGGCGCGGCAATCCAAGGCGATATGGCCGAGGCTGCAAAGGTAAAACTAAACGCTGGCGGCACTTTTGTCATTTACTCTGGCACTCCGCCAGCAAGCGCACAAACTGCGCTTTCAGGAAATGCAGCGCTAGCTACTCACGCTCTAGCTACATTTACTCGGTCAGGCGGCGTTGTTACTGCTGGGGCTATTGCGGATGACACTATAGACGCATCAGGAACGGCTACATTTTTCCGGTGTATAGTTAGTGGGACTGCTGAAATTCAAGGCTCTGTTGGCGCATCCGGCTCTGGAGCTGACGCAATTGTAAACTCAACAACATACACAAGCGGCGGGACATCACAAGTCACATCAATGGCCTTTACTGTTCCATCATCATAAGAAAAGGCGCATTACGCGCCTTTCTTTATCAACCCGATTTCGTATTTTAGTCGGTTGTATGATGACACAGTGACACCGACAACTGCGCATGCCTCGCTGGTTCTCATGCCGTCTTTGCATAGCGTAAAGACTTGCTTAACTTTCTCATTTCGCCTCTTTACCGCTTCTGAGTATGTCAAGCCAAGTTCTTTTTGCGCCGCCCTGACGGTGCTACTGCACAAGCCTAGCGTGGACGCAATAAAGTTTGCAGAGTAGCGCTGAGCCTTAACCATCTCTATTAGCTTGCTGTCCTTGCTGCTGCGCTGGTTGTAGCGCACTTTAACGCCCATATACTCGCAGATTGCCAGCACTTTAGGCGGCTTAAATCCAAACTTGTTGCCAATCAAACTTGCTGTCATCCCTGACTTGGCAAGCTCTGCCACAAGGCGCTTGTCTTCATCTGACACTAAGTTAAGTCTAACCATTTAATCGCACCAATTTCGCTGTTGTTTTATGGTATAGATTGCCTCGCGCGTCAATCCAGCCGTTGCCGTAACTTTTAACCGTCACTAGCTCACCTGTGGCAATAACTCTAATCACTGCTGTTTTTGTTTGGTTCATGGTGTTAGCTCCGATAGTTCAACTGCGCGCATGAAATTACGCTTAGCCTTCTTCTTGCGAGAAATTCCGCAAGCAACGCGCACATCTGTAATGTGGTTTTCTGTGCAAAGTATCGTTTCAGCTATTTCCTTGCGGCTTTTGCCTTGACCTGTTAGGTTGATTATTTTTGATTTACGGTTCATTTCGCACCGCCTTGGCGAATTTGCTCAGCGTATTGGTTTGCCCATTTTGCGCATTGTTCATCATCTGGTAAAAATGCCTTGCCATCTTCAAGACCCTGCAAATAACCAGCCCGACCAGCCTCGGCGCGCACGTTGGCGAGGCATTGCGCTGGGGTTGCCTGCGCGGCCCGCTGCTCTGGACCGTCGAGAAGGCCGATGATCGCAGATATAAAAGTGTCGTCAGACTCCCCGTCCGGTTCAATATAGGCAGCCGCGCGTGCTTGCATCGCCACGATCAACGCGTCCAACGCCGCGGCCTTGGCTGCCAAATCATCGCGCTCGGCTTTTAAAGTATATGACGATGAAAAATCATCAAGAGACAAAATTTCATCGTTTAGTTTCTTTTGCGATTCAAGCTCTTGCTCAAGTCTGTAGCATTCGCTTTTTGCAGACATTGCAGCAGCTTTCCAGATTTCTAATTCGTTACTCATAACTTCCCTTCCTTAATATCCGCAAATCGTAAAAGTTCAGCAACCCCAGGCTTGCCCTGCAACAGCGCAAACTCGGCGTTTTCTAACAAGTCGCAATCATCTGCAAAACGATAGCCAGCGTTAAAACAAATCTCGCCAACAACTTTGTACAATTCATCCTGATTTCTCGCCTTGATGATGGCGGCTTTTGCTTCGGCTAGTCCTTTCATATCTACCACCAATGCCTGTCATTGCCAGTGCGCATAAACTCTTCAAAGTCTGCGCGAATCTTGTCGTTTTCCTCAATCCGCTTTGCATCTTTGCGGGCGTCGTAAATAACTGAGCCAATCAATACTATTGCGGCGATAATGCAGATAATTTCCATCATTTTGCTAGCTCCATAAAAAATACATAAATCACATAGAAAAGCATTAGCATCGCAGGGATGCACCAAGCCAAGCCTTCAAAGAAGCGAGACTTGAAACACTTGCGGCGATTATTACGCATAAACAATCCCTTCTATTTTTGCAATTGCTTCTTGCAGGTTTGCCACTGTCAGGTCAGTTGTTGGCACAAACCAATAACCGTTTGAGTCAAGCATAAGCACATCAAAATGGCCATAGCCGTCCTTAGTGTAGCAGTTGGCAACTAACTTATTGCTCATGTTGCTAGTCGCAAAGCATAGCGCTGCAAGCTCGCCAACGAGCTGCATTACTTGCGGGTTAATATTCATATCGATAATAGTCGATGCGCGCTCACGTTTAGCTACAGACCATTTTTTAACCGAGTTTGGCGACAGGTTGTAGGCTTGTGCGATTTCTTTTGTTGGTTTCATTATTCTTCACCTTCTGAGTGAGCATCACATAAAGCGATCAGAGCTGTTTTATATTTATTCCAAAATTCAACTGCTGATGATTCCATTTTTGATATTGCGTTATCGTCAAATGATTTCCACTCTGAGATTGAATGCACTTGACAGCCAATTCGAAGGTGATGCGTTGTTATTGTCACATCCCACTCAAGGTTGTAGATAAATAATGGCGTTTTTAATAGCTTTTCTCCGTACAGGTTGGCTTCGCGCAGGTTGGCTTCGCGCAGGTTGGCTCCGTACAGGTTGGCTCCGCACAGGTTGGCTCCGCGCAGGTCGGCTTCGCGCAGGTCGTCTCCGTACAGGTTGGCTCCGTACAGGTTGGCTCCGCGCAGGTCGGCTTCGCGCAGGTCGGCTTCGCGCAGGTTGGCTCCGTACAGGTTGGCTCCGTACAGGTCGGCTTCGCGCAGGTTGGCTCCGTACAGGTTGGCTCCGCACAGGTTGGCTCCGTACAGGTTGGCTCCGCGCAGGTTGGCTTCGCGCAGGTTGGCTTCGCGCAGGTTGGCTTTTGCTTTAATTGCCTCTAACAAAGTTATTTTTACGCTGTTTTTTTCAGCTTCATGGCTAAATAAAACTTCTCCAGTAAATCGGCTTTTTATTTCTATTTTCATTTCTTCACTCCGGTTGATTGCCAGTTAGCGACTGGCTGCGCGGGGGGGGGTTATGCTACTTGAAAGTGATTTGCCGCTTGCTCTGGCGTTGCGTTGTTGCGCCACATCCAAGCAGCTACATCCATTTTTGGAGTTAATTCAAAATCAAACCACTCGAAAACGCCTGAGTTTTCCAATTCTGTTTTTGCATCTAATACTGTTTCGTAGTTCATTTTCTTCCCCTTCCGTTGTCGGCGTTATTGCCTGCGATGGATTTAATATAATACCGATACCGATAACGGTCAAGCGATAATTCAAAAAAAGGCGAATTATTTTTCGCCTAGTTCCTTGCTCAACATTTCAGCCCACAAGCTGAGATAGCTAACGCCATCCAACAAACTATCATAGTGCAGTCTATCCGGCGAGCTGTACTGACGAACCAGCTTAACCATAGTCAGCAGCAAACAAACATCCGAACCAGTCAGTGATTTACCTGTTGCCGCATTAAACGCGCTGGCAGCGGCTGCAAAACTTCTTTCACCTGTACCGCTTGCATCGTATTGCTTGCCGCGCTCAGATTGCACAGCGGCGCAGGCGTTTAGGAATTCGACGGCTGTTTTTGGTTGGTCGCTATGATAATGCTCGCCGGTGTTGCCATTCTGCGCAATCGCTGAGATACGCTCGTCTGTTTCGGGCCATTGTTGCGAGTTCATAATACCAACACCTCAACCGGCCAAGCTCTAAATCGCTCAAATATGGCTGCAGCTATGTTTTCCGGCTCTTCTTCTGTTATGTACGCAAAAGGCAATCCTTTCTGCATAGTTATTTTGTACGCTTTCATGGTATATCGCCTTTGATAATTAGCGCTGCCATGTCGCGAACGTCATCGCGGCATATCTCATGCACTCGCTGCAGTGCCTCTTTTCTTTCGCCCTTTGGTAGTTCTGCAATCCATCGAGCATCGGCATACATCACAAACGCCAGTGCGTGACTTACTTCAGGATCCACCTCGTTAACTGTTAATTGTTTTTTTAGCAGCCGGTCGAACTGCTCTGCATGCCGTTTTATTTTGAGCCAATCCATACTTTCAACGCCTCCATTGCTGCTTCATAGCCAAGAGCCACACACACAAAAGATCCGTTTTCTTTTGCCGCTTCAAGGTACGCCAACTGCCCATCTTCCCATCCGCACAATGTATGGTCTTTCCTTTTCAGCTCACAAACAAAAGAAGGATTCCCTGGGATAATTATATCACTTGCGCCAGCCGTCATGCCTTCTGCCTTTTGCCGCATGGCCTGCTGAATGGTGCGTTTGCCTTCGTTGCGCGGATGCACAGCAATAACGCCAAGCTGCGGATAGTCACGGCGCAGCACGTTGAAAAATGTTATCTGCTC